TTCTGGGATGAGACTGATTCAGCAGGTCAAGTAGCACTATCTGTTGGTGCATCAGTAACTTTAGTATTTTATCCAGAGGGCGCAGCGTCAGGTGACACTTATTATAGTGGTACAGCATTGGTAACGGGTAAAACTATTACTGGCTCATTTGATGGAATGGTTGAAGCGTCTATAAGTGTCCAGGGAACTGGTGCTTTAAGTACAGCAACAGTATAAGTATGAAAATAATTGATAAGGCTAAAGCCCATTTTGATGGGTTGGAAATAAAAGAGATAGAGATTCCTGAATGGAGTGATGGAGATGAAATTCTAAAGGTATATGCAAAGCCATTAACATTAGCAGAAATGTCTAAATTGCAAAGATTTGCAAAAGATGATGATGTTGCGTTGATGGCATATTGCTTAATACATAAAGCCTTAGATTCTGATGGTGAAAAAGTATTTGATCTATCAGACAAAAACGCATTAATGAACAATGTTGATAAGGATGTTTTAGCAAGGGTAGCGACTGAAATAATGTCTAGCCCAACTTATGAGCAGCAAGCAAAAAAGTAGCAGAGGATAAGGACTTATTTGCTAGGTATTATTTAGCTGAATTACTGCATTGCACAGTAGTTGAACTAGAAGAAAAGCTAACCTTATCCGAATTTACTGGATGGATGGCGTATTTAGAAGAAAAAAACAGGCAAATGAAAAATGGCAACTGATTATAAATTAAGAATTTCAGCAAAGGATAATACTAAGAAGGGATTTGCTGGCGTAGATAAGAACATTAGTAAAACTCAGGGAGCTATGAAGAAGCTGGCTGGTGCATTTGCTGGTGTTTTTGCGGTTAGAGCCATTGTTCAGTTTGGAGCTGAAACTTTAGAGGTTGCTGATAATATCGGCAAAACAGCAGATGCTATTGGGGTTACAACTGGATTCTTACAAAAATACCAATTTGCAGCTCAACAATCTGGCGTAGAAACTGAGCAGTTTAATAAAGCGCTTAAATTTTTCTCTAAGGGAGTTGGTGAAGCCACAATGGGAACTGGTTTGGCTAAGCAGGCGTTTGAGGAAATGGGGATATCCTTAAAAGATTCAAGCGGTGAAACTAAAAAGTCTGAAGCTTTATTTAAAGAATTTTTTGTTAGTCTGGATTCTATACAAGAACCATTCAAAAGAAATGCTTTATTAGCTCAAGTCTTTGGCGCAAAGGTTGGTATAACAATGGCTAACCTAGTTAAAGGCGGTTCTGATGCCATGAATGATCTGGCTGAGTCTGCAACAGGCGTCATTACAGAAGAATCTATAAGAAAAGCCGAAGCTTTCAACGACACTATGAACAGGCTTAAAAGGCAGGTATTACTTCCATTACAAGAAGCGTTTATTAGCACTTCAACCGCTATATTAAATTTCGCAGAAACAATGGGGTTAATAAAGCCAGATTTATTCACTAAAAGTACAGAAGAACTTACTAATAAATTAAATGAACAAAAGGATACTTTAAAAGTCTTAGAAACAACGCAAGCAGGCTTAAACAAAACAAATTTTAGAGGTCTGCAAGTAGTAGCTGTAAGTATTAAAAAAACTAAAGAAGAAATTTCAGTATTGGAAACAGCAGTCGGTGCAAGAGAAAAACAGGCTGAGATACAAAAAAAACTAAATGCTCAATTAACAAACCCAGCTCCATTAGCAGAATTTAGCAAAAATATTAAAGAAAATATAACTGTAGTTCAACAGTTTGCAGATACTATTGAGGGTCGGCTTACATCTGCTTTTAAAAATTTCTTCGACTTTGCAAGCGCTGAATTCTTGAGTTTTAAAGAGCTTGCAACGTCTATAGCGCAAGCGGTAATAAACGAATTAATCAATGTGTTTATAGTAAAAAAATTAGTAGGTTTTATTAGTAGTGGCGTTACTGATTATTTTGATCCTTCAACAGCTAAAGCTACAGCTTTGACTGATTCTATATCTTTTGCAGGTGGTGGATATACAGGAATGGGCGCTAGGGCTGGCGGTGTAGATGGCAAGGGAGGATTTCCAGCAGTTTTACATCCAAATGAAACAGTAGTAGATCACGAACAAGGTCAGTCTCAGTCATCTCCAACAATAAATTTTAATATTAATGCAGTAGATGCAGCCGGCTTTGACCAATTGCTGCAATCAAGAAAAGGATTAATAACATCAATAATAAACAACGCCATGAATAATCAAGGCAAGATGGGAGTTATATAATGTCTGGTCTATACCCAACAACAATAGGCTTTAAATCTTTACAGTTTAAAGATAATCAGCCAACGATACTTAACCAAACTTTGTCAGGTAAAAAATCTGCAAGATTAATAGGCGGACAATATTTTAGCTTCACAGTTCAAATGCCACCAATGACCCAAGAAAATGGGCAGGCATATTTTGCATTTTTACAAAAACAGAAAGGAAGTTTTGAGGATTTCACAATTGCAGCACCTCTGGACAATTTGGGAGCTGCTAAATCAGAAACGGATATATTAGCTAATGGCGCACAAGCTATTGGTGATGGCTCTATAGCCTTGGATGGGTTTACAGCTAATCAATCTGGGGCTTTAAAAGCTGGTGATCTTATTAAGTTTACAGGACATACAAAAGTTTATATGGTGCAAGCAGATATAGATGCTGATTCATCTGGTCAATTAACAGTTTTAATATCGCCCAGTTTGGTAACAGCCATAGCAAACAATTCAGCAGTTGTAGTTAATAAACCACAATTTACAGTATATCTATCAAGCGGTGAAATTATGTATTCTACAAATGCTTCTGGTTTTTACTCAATATCGTTTGATGTCAGAGAGTCGATCTAATGCCAAGAACCTTATCAACAGCTTTACAAGCGCAAGTTTCTGCACCTACAACTAAGACAGCATTTTTAGTAGAACTACAATTATCATCAACGATTAGATTAACTGATTGGTATTCAAACGTTACATTTAATTCTGAAGCTTATGAAGCCGGTGGAAGTTTTCTTAGTGTTGATTCAATAACTGAAACAGGTCAATTACAAGTGGATGAGATTAGCATGGGTTTTTCTAACGTAACAGATCAGGTAAGGGCATTAGTTCAAAATGGATCATTTACAGACAAAATAGTTGAAATACATTTAGCCTATTTTAATGAAAATGAATCAATAGTTGGCGCAATAAATTACTTTACTGGAAAAATCAGAAGTGTCTCTATTTCTGAAACTGTAAGCAGTTCAAATTTATCGCTAAAAGTTGCTTCTCATTGGGCTAACTGGAATTTGACGAAGGGGAGGCATTTCAGCGAGGAATCTCAAGAGGGTTTTAGCGCGGGCGATAAAGGAATGGAGTTTGCTACTCAGACTAAATCAGATGTCAGGTGGGGTAGCTAATGGATTTCTTTAGAGCAGTAGGAGCTTTTATACTTAAAGTAATGGCTAGTGATGGCTTTCAGATAGCCATGACAGTCCTAACTCTTGGCGTTGGTGTCAAAGGGTATATGCAAGCAAAAGACATGCTTGCAAAAGGGCAAGATATCATGGCTAACAAGATTGCTGCTGGTGGCAAAATTCCTGTTATATATGGATCAAGAAGGGTTGGTGCGCAAATAGTTTATATGGACACCGCTGGAAATTCATCAACTCATTTATATGTTGTTTATGCCTTATCAGTTGGTGAATGTGAAGAAATAATGGGGGAGACTATTGAACTTAGTGGTAATTCCTTGCGAGACTCTAAGCAATTTAGAAATGGTGGTTACATAGGCTCAGATAAAATATCATCCGGCTCTGGCTCATTGTGTACTGCTAATCAAAACTCAGGATCAGTTGATTTAACAGGCGGTACTTTTGGTACTAATCCGGCACTTGGCGGTTATAGGTATGTGATGAATTTACATCATGGAGCAGCTTCGCAAGCAGCAGACCCAATGCTCAGAGCTTCCATTGGTAGTAAATGGACTACAGCACATAAATTAAATGGCGTTGCTTACATTGCAGCTTCGTACATCTATGATTCTAAAGGACAGTTTCGTGGAGTCCCACAATTAACAGTTCAGGTAAAGGGTAAAAAAGTATTTGATCCCAGGGATAACTCAACCGCTTGGAGTTCAAACCCAGCTTTGTGCTTCCTTGATCTGATTCAGAACAACGATTACGGAAAAGGCTTGGCGACTTCCCAAATTAACATGGCTACCTTTAGTGCAGCAGCTAACAAAGCTGATACTGAAGTTAATAGCCCATATTTTAATGGATCAGCAAAAGCCCTTACATGGTCTGGCTCAAGCGGTGACAATTTTATAAAAGTTCTTGGCGGTTCAGCTAATGTAATGTGGTGGCAAAATAAAGTTAGTGAGCTAATGGACGTATATGACGCCAATGGAAATGGCGTTATTGATGGGAAAGAGATTACAGCCCTTCAACGTAATGAATTTTTCAGTGAAAATCCTGAGTATATTGTTTTTTTTAATGGAACTTTAGGTGGTAATTATTCAAGTCAATCTGGAAGCTCTTTAATTAAATCTAAAAGGTTTCATTGCAACGCTTACATTGATTGTAATAAGACAGTTATGGAAAACTCTAAAGAACTTTTATCTAACATGCGTGGGATATTCAATTATGTTGATGGGAAATATGAGTTACAAATAGAAGATACTGGATCATCAACATTTAGTATTAATGATAATCATATTATTGCTGATTCCGGCATTTCAGTTGATTACGGAAACAAAGATAAAAAAGCAAACAAGGTAGTAGTTGAGTTTTTTAATGCTAATAAAAGATATGAGATGGATACTGCTACTGTTTACCATGAAGCTACAACTGATTCTAATGATTACACTAGTGATGATGGCGGTGAGGTTCTTGAGCTAAAGGTTGAATTTCCGCATACAACTTCTGCATATATAGCATATAACCATGCTAAAACGATTCTTGTCAGAAGCAGACACCAAACAACTATACAGTTCTTAGGAACGCCAGAGATGTATAAATTAAACGTTGGAGATATTACAAATCTTACATACGCACCATTAGGATTTAGCGGAAAAACATTTAGAGTTGAGGCATTAGAACTTCAGCCTAGTGGGTTAGTTGCTGTTTCAATGCTTGAATATTTTGACGTCTATACTTGGACAGTACCACCTCAAGAAGCAGTAGAAGCGTTAGCAAATGTTCCTAGTGCTTATGCTGTAAAAGCTCCAACCAGTTTAGCTTTTACAGATACAGATAATTCAAACACATCTAGACCCTTTTTAGCCTGGGCTTTGCCCACTGATTATCCCTATTATCAATGGAGGGTAAACGTTAAGGATTCTTCTGGTAACCAGCAAATAAATAGAATTGTTGATGTTAATAATTGTGATCTTAATTTCTTACCGGTAGATGCTAATTACGTTGCTAATATTACTGCATTAAATAGCGTAGGCGTTGAATCAACTGCAACTGCATTAACTTTTACAGTAGGTGATGCGCCTACAGGTACGCCAGATATAAAAGATTCAGCAATTGTTACAAATAAACTTGGAAATGGAGCTGTAACTAATGTAAAAGTTAATGACTTATCTGCTGCAAAAATAAATACAGGTGAGCTAAATTTAGGAACTGCAAATGGCATGGCTGTTAAGCAAGGGAAGTCAGGATATACCGATAATTCCACAACCGGACTATGGTTAGGAAATGATGGAGGTACTACTAAATTAAACATAGGTTCAGCAAGTAAATATTTAAGATTTGATGGAACTAACCTATTAGTTGCCGGAGACATTTCAGCTTCTACTGGAACTATATCAACAA